CGGTCTTTCAATTGAAGGAGTTTCTCCATAAAAACCCTCTGCTGAACCTTGTCCATATTTTTTATCTAAAGCTTCAATAACTGTTCTAATGTTATGCCTATAAGAGCACCATATAATTATCTTTCCGTCAGCTTCTTCTACTGTATCAATTAATTCTTTGACTCTATTCTCTGAAAAATCAATTAACTTTCCCTCATCAGTTGTCATGTATCCACAAGCTATTTGATGTAATCTTTTTAACTGAGCAATTAATGTAGCAGTAGTGAGTTGTTCTCCGTCTATCTCAGCTAAAGCTAATTTTTTCATCATAACATATGCTTTCAATTGATTATCGGTCATCGGTACACGTCTCTTTAAATAAACTTTATCAGGTAAATCTAAGGCTTCATCTTTTGTTACACGATAAGAAAAGTCTCTTATTTTCCCTGTCAGTTCATCTAATCTTTTGTATCCTGTTACTTTGTTAAAACTTCTACCACCGAAACTCATTTTTACTTGATCACAATATCTAGCTTTAAAAGTATAAATAGAACTAAAACCTAAGAGGTCCTCATTTAAAAAAGCACATTGAGAATATAAGTCTTCAGGAGATTTAGTTATTGGAGACCCTGTTAAAATCACTCTATAACGAGCATAGGAGCCTATCTTAACACATCTCTTAGTTCTTTTAGCTGACCCATTTTTAATTATAGTAGACTCATCAACACACATTAAAGTTTTATCGGTATATGTAAATTTTTCTGCTACGTTGCTACCATTTTTTGTAATGATTGCATCAATGTTCATAACTAACACTTTTAATTTATTATCTGTTGAAAATAATTTTAATCTAATTTCTTGTTGTTCTTTTTTTGTTTTAGCTCCTTCCCAAACATGAACATCATATTCAATATGCTCTGCTAAATGTTTTGCTAATTCTTCTTGCCAATTATATTTAATTCCATTTGGACAAATAACTAAAAGATTATTTACTTTTCCGTTATCAAATAAAATAGACACACCGTCTATTAAAACTTTTGTTTTTCCACAACCCATTTCCATAAACAAAGCATACTCAGGTTTATCTTGATCAAATGAATTCATCATTCCAGCAAGGCCCACCAATTGATGTTCCATAGGCTTAGTTTTAAACTTGTATTTATCTACCAACATATGTAATATTTTATTCTATAAAAGAGAATATAATAAATGATACAAAAAAGTAAAGTGTATGTTATTCAAAACGTACTTAGAAAATATCCTGACGGAACACTAAGATCACTAGATTACAGTCAAGCAGAAAGATTTGGAGAAGTTATATTTTTGTTTGACGGAAGCAAGCAAGTTGTAATGTCTCCACAACCAACAATTAGAAAACTCAAATCTCTTCTAAAAGACTTTAAAGACAACGATTATTTACTTTTAGTTGGAGATCCCGCCTTGATTGGGTTGACATGCTCAGTTGTTAGTACTATATCTAATGGTAGATATAATATGTTAAAATACGATAGGATAGAAAAAGATTACTTTCCTATCAGAGTTGACATTTATAACTAAGAATAAAAAAGGAGAATAAATATGGCTATTAATTTAAGACGAGATGAGAAAGATTTTCAAGTAACTGAAGTAGACCCTATTTCAAAAGGCTCTCAAGATTATTTGAAAGCTGAAAAAGAAGTTGAGGACTTAGAGGCTTTACTTAAAGTTAAAAAAGAAGCTTTACGTAGAGCAAATGAAAATCTAGTTCAATTATTTGAAGAACGTGGAGTGACTTCCATAAAAATGAGAGACGGTTCTAATGTAGAAATAAAACCATTTTATACAGGAACAATTTCTAAAGACAGACAAGTAGAAGCTTTTGCATGGCTTCGAGATAATGGATATGAGGACTTGATTAAAAACCAAGTCATAGTAAAGTTTGGTAGAGCTGAAGATGATAAAGCAAAAAAACTTTTTTCAGACTTAGCTAACCAAGGGCTCGATACTGACAGAAATGTCAAAGTCGAACCTTCTACTCTAAGGGGTTTCATTCGTGAACTTATTGAGAGTGGAAAAGAACTTCCTATGGAAACTTTTGGAGTTTTTGTAGGACACAAAGTCAATATCAAGAAAGGTAAATAAATGACAGAGACAGTAAAAAAGCAAGTAGCGAAAAGCGAAAAAAAAGAAGTTGCACAAGTAAGTGCGATATTAAGATCAGCTCCACTTTCAAAAAGAGATGCTGAGGATTACTCAATACCTTATTTAAATATGTTAAGTAAGGGTTCTCCTCAAGTAGATGAGGAGAATGAAAAATATATAAAAGAAGCTAAAAAGGGACAAATATTTAATACAGTTACAGAGGCTTGTAGTGATGTATTAACAGTGTTGCCTGTTTATTATAGAAGACGATACGTGGAGTGGTATAATGACAGAACTAAAAATAAGTCCCCTGTAAATGAATTCACTCCTGAAGAGTTTCAAACTTTTCAAAAGCAAGGTAAAATTGTTCGTGGTGATGATAAGAAAGATCGCTTTGTAGGTAAAGGTGATTCTTATGTAGAAAACACTGCTGAACATTATGTTATCGTTATCGATGGTCAGAGTTGGTATAAGGCCCTAATAAAAATGAAGGGTTCACAACTTAAAAAGTCAAGGCAGTGGAATTCAATCATGTCAAATCAAAGACGTGTAGACGGTGATGAGATTTATCAGCCTAAGGATTTTGCAATGGCATATGACCTGTCAGGTAAACCTGAAAAAAATGATCAGGGTAGTTGGCATGGTTGGGCTATCAATCAAAATAAATGGATTGACGAATTAGGATTAGTTAAAATTGAGGACATTTTAGCTGACGCAACTCAATTCGAAAAAAGTATTCACAGTGGGGAGTTAAAAGTTGCTCCTCAGTCAGATGAAACAAGTTCCCCGCAAGGGGAGTCCTCGCAGAGTGGTGATATACCATTCTAATAGCCGCGTAAATTGAAGACGTTTTCTTTATTTTTTCGTCTTCAAAGCTGAGGTGCGATTTTTTCCGGCCTCCTTTCGGGTCGTGCCTCAGCACAAAGCTATTATTGTGAGGAATTATGGAGCTAGAATTAGTACAAAAATTTAAGGATATATTTACAGGGCTAGAGAGAGCTCATGGTGTATTCGAAAAAAAGAATGAACCCCAAGAAGGTGTAAAGGTTGAGGCTCATATGAAAACGGTCCACGAGCCACCGTCCTTAGAAAAATTTGAATCACATCTTAAAGGAGACTATCCAGCAATGGGTATCGTTCCGATTAACGATGATGATAAATGTAAGTTTGGTGCAATAGATATTGATGTCTATCCTTTAGATCACAAATCATTATTAAAAAAAATAAAACAAAAGAAGTTTCCTTTAATTATGTGTCTATCAAAAAGTGGTGGTGCACATTTATATTTATTTACAAAAGATTATGTCTCAGCGAAAGACATGCAAACTAAACTTAGTGAAATGGCAACCGCCATGGGTTTTCCTAAAGCTGAAGTATTTCCTAAACAAATTGAACTCTATCAAAGAGAGGGAGAAGAAAAAAGAGATACAGGAAGTTGGATTAATCTACCTTATCACGGAAGAAGTCGTTATGGCCTCAACAGTGTTGGTAGTGCTTTAAGTTTAGAAGAGTTTCTTTCTTACTACGATAACCTTGTTGTTGGTGCTCTCAAGTCGATTAAAACCGATTTCAAGAACGAGGTTATTAAAGACGGACCTCCATGCCTACAAATACTTACTGAACAGGGTGTCTCCGATGGCTCCAGGAATAACGCTCTGTTCAATGTAGGCGTTTACTATCGAAAAGCAGACCCTGATAGTTATAAAGAGTTAATCGAAGAGTATAATAGGAGCTATATAACACCACCTTTAAAGTCAGATGAAGTATTAATAGTTATAAAACAAGTCAGTCAGAGTGATAACAATGGTGCTCCTAAATATATGTATCGTTGTTCTCAGCCTCCTATCGAGTCTTTATGTAATAAAAGACTTTGTAAGAAAAGAAAGTTCGGTATTGGTAGCGAAGGTGACAGAGACCATCCTGTTTATTCTGATTTAAAAGTTTATAAATCTGATCCTCCAAGATACTTTCTCAACGTTGATGACAGAAGAATTGAAATATCAAATACTGAGGATTTGATGACTCATAAAAAAATTATTCAAGCTTGTTTGGAACAATTAAATACAGGAATTATGAACATGAGTTCTGCTGAATGGAATCAAACATATAGTGATTTATTTGAATCTATATCAATAGATCATCCTCCTGAAGAAGTTACAAAGAAAGGTGAGTTTAAGGAACTGTTAGAGGAGTTTTGTTTACATCAAGGAGAAGCTTTAACTATGGCTGATATATTTTTAGGTAAATCTTATACTGAGGAGGGGTTTACTTACTTTGCTTTAAAAGATTTAATGGACCACTTGAAAAGAAATGATTTTAAGGAATCAAGACCTTGGGTGACTATGAGATTAAAAGAGGAGTATAATGCAGAAGATTTAATTAGAACTGTTAAAAATACAAGGGTTAGACTATGGAAGATTAAACAGTTAACAATAGAAGAAGTTAGTCTTGAGGTCCCTAATATGAAACAACAGAAAGATATAGAGGAGGACATACCATTTTGAAAAAACTAACTTCACAGGTTCAAACTGATCAAATCACAGATGAGATCAGCACAATGTTCGATTACAAATTTAATGGTCAAACTGAGTTTGAGCTTCCTAATTTTAGAAATATAAACAATGATTTTAATATAGGATTAATAGTAGGTGCATCAGGAACAGGTAAATCAAGCTTGTTAAAAGATTTTGGAGAAGAAGAAATTATAAATTGGGATAAAAACAAAGCAGTTTGTTCTCACTTTACAACATCTGAAGAAGCTCAAGAAAGATTGTCATCAGTTGGTTTCAATACTATTCCCTCTTGGATGAAACCTTATCACGTCTTAAGCACAGGAGAAAAGTTTAGGGCAGACTTATCAAGACGCATAAAAGAAAATGCAATCATTGATGAGTTTACAAGTGTGGTAGATCGTAATGTAGCTAAGTCTTGTTCTAATGCTTTACAAAAATTTATAAGAAATAAAAATATTAAAAATGTTGTCTTTGCTTCTTGTCATTATGACATCATTGATTGGTTGCAACCTGATTGGGTTTTCGATACGAACTCAAGCAAAGTTGTGACAAGGGGGTTACTTAGGCGACCCAAGGTCGTTTTGGAAGTCGTTCCTTGTTCACCCAAAATTTGGCCATACTTCGCTGACCATCACTATCTCACAGGACACATCAGTAACGCATCACGATGTTGGCTTGGAACATGGCAAGGAGTTCCAGTTGGATTTGCTTCAGTCATTTTCTTCCCCTCAGGAACAATCAAAGAAAAAGCATGGAGAGAACACAGGACAGTGATATTACCTGACTTTCAAGGATTGGGATTAGGAGTTCGTTTATCGGAAGCAGTAGCACAACAATTCACGAAGATCGGTCATCGTTTCTTTTCTAAAACAGCACATCCTCGTTTTGGAGAATATAGAGAGGCACATCCTGAAAAATGGAGACCAACAACACATAACAAACAAAATAGAAAAGATGATTACGAAAAAGAATTAAAAAGATTAGAAGAAGGTAAAACAAAAATAAGAACTTTTGGTGGTTATTCTCAAGAATTAAGAGAAAGACATAAGGAAAGGGTTTGTTACGCACATGAATTTATTGGATAAGAAAATACCCACAGTTGTTATTGGTCCACCAGGCACAGGTAAAACCACTTTTATATTAAATAAAATTGAAGAATATTTATCGAAAGAAATTTCTATTGATGAGGTAGCTTTCTTTTCTTTTTCAAATAAAGCAGTAGACGAGGCCAAACAAAGAGCTTCAGAGAAGTTTAAAGTTCCCATGAGTCATTTAGAACATTTTAGTACAATGCACTCTTTTGCTCTGAGGCAAATGGGTCTAACACGAGAACATATAATGAGTAACAATGATTGGAGGAACATATCAAATGAACTTAGGATTAATATTAACGTTAATAATGATGATGACATATTTTTCAACAACTATGACGACAAATATGTTGATCTTATAGAAAAGTCAAAAAGAAGAGATATTTCGTTAAGGGAGTGTTGGGCTATGTTTGCCAAGGACATAATTTGGCATAAACTAGAATACATAGATAAGGGTCTAAAAGACTACAAAAATTTCGGATATAAGAAGTTTACAGGGGGTACAAATGGATATCTCGTAAAAGATCAAGGGCCAAAAATAGATTTTACAGACCTTATAAAAAACTATGTTGAGGGTAGTTTCTATAAGTCTTTTAAAGTTGTTTTCTTTGATGAGTCTCAAGACATGTCTACTATACAATGGAAAATGGCAGAAAAGATTTGGAGGAACTCTGATAAGTCTTATTTAGCTATGGACCCTAATCAAGCTATATATACTTGGGCAGATGCTGATGTGGGAAAAGCGATTCAAATAAAAGAAGAAGCTGAAGAATTAATTGTTTTAGATCAATCAAAAAGAGTGCCAAGAAAAGTTTGGGAAGTAGTTAATCGTGTAGAAGAACAAATCATTGGTTATGACGATATTAAATGGTCTCCAGCAAATAGAGACGGTGCAGTAGAATTTATAAGGGGTATTTATCATTTAAATATGGATGAGGGTTCTTGGTTAATTATGGGACGAACAAGAACTATTCGTGATGACATGGAAGAAGTTATGAGAAAGAAAAATATTTTTTTTAGGGTAAAATTAAAAGATAATAAATACAGATATTCAGTTAAAACCCAAGAAAGAAATGCTATACTAACTTGGAAAGACTTAATGAGACAGGAGAAGAATGAGGTTCCCATTAGATTAGTAGAAAATTTATACAAGTGTCTAGGAAAAGAATTTGTTTTGAGAGGTAATAAGAAAAAAATATCTGAACAAAGAAAAGCTTTTCCTGATAAGAAATTATCTTTTTTAGAACTCAGAGATGATTTTGGATTACAAGCTGAGTTCGGAACTCCTTGGACAGAAGTAATGACAACAATTAATACAGAAACTGTTGCTTACTTAGAAAATTTAGAGTCTAGAGGAGAAAATTTAGCTTTAGAGCCACGAGTAACTTTATCGACTATACACCAACAAAAAGGTGGAGAAGCTGATAATGTTATCGTGTCTTTAGACATAGGAAAAATGGCGTATGAGGAATATAGGGTCAATCCTATAAGTGAGCACAGACTTTTCTATGTGGCGTTTTCAAGGGCTAAAGAAAACCTTTTTATAATAACACCACAATCAAGAGAGGCTTATAGAATATGAGTAAACAAATTGGTATGTTCAAACCAAAATCTGAATGGGTTCCACCTATGGATTTCCCTAACATTAAAGACGCTGATAAAATTGCAATTGATTTAGAAACTAAAGATCCTAACATCATGGAGAAAGGCCCAGGTTGGGCCACCAATGATGGAGAAATAATTGGAGTTGCCATAGCTGTTGATGGTTGGAAGGGATATTATCCTATTAGACATGAGACAGGATTTAATCACGATTCACGGGTCGTGTTTGATTGGCTAAATGAAATGCTCTCAGGAGAGGGAGAGAAAATAGCTCACAATGCCACCTATGATTTTGGTTGGTTAGAAGCTGAAGGAGTTAAGTGGAATGGTCGTATCATTGATACAATGATCGTTGCTCCTTTGATTAATGAGAATAAATTTAGTTATTCTCTTAACGCAGTTTCTAAAGAATATTTAGCTGAAAGTAAAAGTGAGTTTTTATTAAACGAAACTGCAGCACAATGGGGTGTGAATCCTAAGAGTGAAATGTTTAAAATACCTTCTCAGTATGTAGGAGAATACGCAGAACAAGACGCTGTTTTGTCTCTAAAATTATGGAACAGATTAAAACCTGAAATATCACAACAAGATTTGGAAACAGTATTTAATTTAGAAACTGATTTAATTCCTATCTTGATGAAGATGAGAAAAAAAGGTGTAAGAGTAGATTTAGAAAAATTAAAGAAAGCAGAAAAGTCTTTTATAAAAAAAGAAAATGAACTTTTAAAATACGTTTTTAGTGAGACTAATTTAAAATGTGATATATGGGCTGCTCGTTCCATTGCTACTGTCTTTGATCATTGTAAAATAGATTATCCTAAAACAGATAAAGGTAATCCTTCTTTTACAAAAAACTTTTTAGAGTTTCATCCTCATCCTATTCCAAAAGCAATTGTTCAAGCTAGAAACTTTAACAAAGCACGGACCACGTTCCTCCATACGATAGAAAGATATCAACATAAAGGTAGAATACATGCTAACGTCAATCAGTTACGAACCGAGAACGGTGGTACTTTGACAGGGAGATTTAGTTATTCTAATCCCAACCTTCAACAAATTCCTGCTAAAGATGATGCTAATTCTGATATAAAAATAGGTTCTTTAATCAGAGGTTTATTTTTACCTGAGGAAGGAGAGCAATGGGGTTCTTTCGACTATTCACAACAAGAGCCACGTCTCGTTAGTCACTATGCTAATATAGTTAAATTGGAGGGGGCTGAAAAAATCGTTAAAGCTTATAATGAAGATAAAACCACAGACTTTCATACAATCATGGCTGAGATAGGAAATATACCTCGTAAAAGCGCTAAAACGATAAATTTAGGACTATTTTATGGCATGGGTGTGGGTAAGTTATCCGATCAATTAGGAATTGATCCTGAGGAGGGTAAATCGTTAATTAAACAGTACAATGAAAGAGTTCCTTTTGTAAGACAATTAGCTGATGCAGTTTCTGACCATGCTCAAAAAAAAGGTGCAGTTAAAACTTTTTTAGGTAGAAGATGTCGTTTTGAGTTATGGGAGCCTAAGGCATTTGGTTCTTATAGGGCTTATCCTTTAGACAGAGCTAAGGAAGAATATGGAGAATATACTCCTTTGAAAAGGTCAGGGACGTATAAGGCTCTTAATAGATTGATACAAGGATCAGCAGCAGATCAAACAAAAAAAGCCATGGTCAATCTTTACAAAGAAGGCATAATACCAATGATTCAGATTCATGATGAATTGGCCATAAGCTTTAACGGAGATAAAGAAATGCAAGAAAAAATAGTAAATGTAATGGAAAATTCAATTGAAATGAGTGTTCCATCTAAAGTAGACGTAGCAACAGGAAATAATTGGGGGGAAGCAAAATGAATTGTTGGCATTGTAATTACGAATTAATTTGGGGTGGTGATCATGATATCGAAGAAGATAATGAAGAATATTGTATTGTGACAAATTTAAGTTGTCCCAATTGTGACAGCTACGTTGAAGTTTATCTTCCTCAAGAAAAAAAGGTAAATTTAAAAGTAATCAAAGGAGAAGAAAATGAGAATAACTTATAATAATGGTGAATTAAACTTGTCTATGACTCATGATGAGGCAGAGCACATATATAAAAACAAAGGCAGAAGTATATCGATGGATATTAGTTGGTTGAAAGTTTTACATGAGGACATATCTAAATGTGTCTTGGCTCATTGGTCAAGAGTTGAGGTGTGGGATGCACTAGAGTCACATCAGAAAACTGTTAATAGCAAATCTAAAAGTAAAAAATAAATGTATGTTCTCTAACTAATAGGAGAACATTATGATTGAATTACTTAAAAAACTAACAAACTTTATTACACTTGAACATGACTCAGACAAAGCTCTCAAAGAATTTTTAAGAGCAGAATATAAAAAAGATTGGGAATCAGCTTACGTTTGGTTTTTAGAAGAAGGTTGTTTGCCTCCTTCCACAAGAAGAAATGACTAAGTATTAGCTACTATTTCAGCTAAATGTTCACATCTATTTGTGGTTTGTTTATGCCACCTAGAGTCTTTCATTTCTTCGGCCGCTTCTTTCCACTTTTTAACTCTCATGTTTTTCCACATTTTGGAGAAGTTTCGAACACCTTGAGTTCCTAGCTGAAAAACCATTTCCACGATTACATGTTCTATATGAGTAGGCAAATCGTGACCAATACATTCTTGTATCAATAAGTCAGCTCCTGCTGCTGCTCTATTTAAATCCAAATCAAATAGCTCATCTATTTCTTCTCTAGAAATTTTCTTTCCCTCAGGAAATCTTTCTCGTTCGTGAGGCTGAATAAGATGGCCTATGCCAATCGTGGCTTTTCCTAAACTATCTAAATATACGTGGTCAACTATTCCTTCCGCAGAAGTGACTCTAGCTTTTAATTCATCTGTAATTTTTATCATTTTGAACCTATACCCCAATGTTCTTCATGTGGGTCTTTTTCTTCCTTTCTTTTAAAAATGTTTATAATAAATTTCAATAATTTCATTTATCTTAATTTATACCCTAAACCATTGTATTTGTCTACACTTCCACCGTTTTTAAATACAAAACTTAATCCACCTTCTATTCCTTTATCACCGATTCCTACGTTATAATTTACAGGAGTGTTATTAAACATAAATTGATCTTTGTACCCTATTCTATTTGGATCAAACGGATCAAATTGTATTTTATTTAAATTATATTGTTGAGCTAAGTTTTGTAAATTTTGTAATTCACCTAATAAATTTATTCCTACGTTGTCTGCTCTTGCATTAACTAAGGAATTTTCAAAATTAGTCTGATTATTTATATTATTGGGCTTTGCTTTAAAAGGAAGATTATCTAACATTGTTCTTTTTGGCAAAAAATCATAAATTTCATCAAACTCTTCATTAGAAAGAGTGCTCGGTAGTGCGTCCAATGATTGATTATTTATT